AGCTGCGAACATGGAATTGATCATCCCAGGTACAAATGTGAAGTTGATTGGTGTGAACGGATTGAATGGCACAGATTACCTAGTAGGTCTTTCAATGTCAAATATGTACCTAGGTACTGATCTTTTGAATGAGCAGGATCGTTTCGAATTGTTCTATGCTAAGGAAGCAGATGAAATGAGATTCGTAGTAGAATTCAAAATGGGTGTTCAGGTAGCATTCCCTGATCAAGTAGTATTTTGGAAGAAGGCTTCCTAAATTAAATTTGGGGAAGATGGTGGCGTCTTCCCCTTCACTTTATAAATTAATATAAATATGCCTTGTGCCTTAACTCAGAGTTATACGCTTGATTGCAAAGATAGCGTAGGCGGTTTAGTAGCCGTGTACTTTGCACCTTTTGAAGATTTGGGAACAGTAACCATAGCAGCAGGAGTAGTAACTACTTTGACTATGGATGCAGGAAAAAAATTCTACAAGTATGATCTTGTGAAAGAATCTTCCAACTTCGCTGAGGCTGTGAATACTAATGTGCAGAATGGTACTATTTTCTATGCTCAGACTCTCGAAATTATCCTTAACAAATTGCAAGTAAATACCCGAAATGAGATTGTTCTTTTGGGAAAAAACAGACTTGCTGTGATTGCAACAGATAATAACGGGGAAAATTGGTTCTTGGGTGTAGGTAATGGTTTGGATTTGACAGGTGGAGGAAGTGCTTCAGGTACTGCCTTCGGTGATAGATCAGGATACACTTTGACCTTCACAGGTAATGAGAAAGAACTCTGTCCAAAAGTGACAGCAGTCATTCCAATTACCTAAATATTTGGTTTGTTGTTTAGATGTGAAAGCACCCTCAATTTTGGGGGTGTTTTTTTTGTGTACATTCTAAAGGCTTTTTGTATTTAAAGGTATGGTGATAATTCAGAAGGGGGTGAATAGTGTGATCTACATAGCCCTATTTGACAAAAGAGAAACTAGCAGCAATTCCTACACCTTTCTATTTCAGAATGAAGTGACAAAGGAAGAAGTGACCTTAACCCTTACAGATGTGAGTGATTTCAAGCAGAGATCTTCAGAGTTCAATATCTTGGCAGCATCTTTCACTAATGGAACTGTGGGATTTTGGCGGTACTATGTAACCCAAACGGGTAGCGGTGCTGAGATTATTGCGACAGGAAAAATGGAATTGACTGCACCTGATCTATCTACTACAGGAGTGGTGAGATATAATGGGTATAATGGTAACTATAAGACCTACACAACAGCATGATAAAATTATTCAAGTTTGATCAAGTGCCTCTGCCCGTTTACAAAGAAGTTAAGGGGAAGGACTACATCTACTATGGGGAGAAGAATGACTACCCGAACTACCTACTAAGGATCTACAACAATAGCGCAAAGAATAACGCTATCATCACGGGTAAGGTAGACTATATATGTGGGAATGGGTGGACAGTAAAGGCAGAAGATGAAATGCAGAAGGCTAAGGCATTCGGCTTGATTGATCGAATCAACACCAAGCAGGAAAGCCTTAACGAATTGACAAAGAAGCTAGTGACTGATCTATCCATCTTTGGAGGCTACTATCTTCAGGTGATATGGACAAAGGGCACGGGTGAGATAGCAGAACTTTACCATGTGGATTACTACAAGGTGAGAACGAATGCAGACAATAGTGAATTCTATGTCTCTGACAATTGGATCAAAAACGATAATGTCAATCCTAGACCTGATTTCGAGACCTACCCTGCATTTGATCCTAACAATACCACAGGCACACAGATCCTATACTTTAAAGAATACAGAGCAGGTGCGAATACCTATTCTTTGCCTGACTACAGAGGGGCTATATCCTACATTGAACTAGATATCTCTATCGGGGAGTACCATCTGAACACCATCAACAACGGGATGTTCTCAAGTAAGTTGATCAACTTGAATGGTGGTAAGGTAAGCCAAGAGGAAGAAGATCGTATTGAAAGACAATTCAAAGAGAAATTTGCAGGATCTAAGAATGCAGGAAAATTCATGCTAGCATTCAATGACAGCAAAGAGAATGAACCTTCAATCATTGACCTATCGGGGACTGAACTAGATAAGCACTTTGACCTATTGAATAAGACAGTTCAGCAGGAGATCTTCACAGGTCATAAGGTAACTAGTCCTATGCTTTTTGGAGTTAAGACTGAAGGACAGCTAGGAGGCAGATCTGAAATGAGAGAGGCTTCTGAGTTATTTCAGAACACCTATGTGAATTCAAAGCAGCAAGCCCTAGAGGAAGTCATCAACTACCTTTTGAAGTTCAATGATATCATAGCTGAACTTGAAATCAAGAAGACTGAACCTATCTCATTCCAATTCACAGAGCAGATCATCAGCACTAACATGACTCAGGATGAGATCAGAGAGAAGCTAGGACTTGCACCAATTGAGAAGAAGGAAAGCCAAGGGGCACAGGACATCATTAACTCTTTGAATAGCTTATCCCCATTGATTGCTACCAAGGTAGTGGAGTCTATGGATGTAAATGAATTAAGGGGCTTGATTGGACTACCTGTGCGGAGTGAAATAGTCACCCCTACAGAAGTCATCACAGATCCTACTCAAGGATTCTCTGATCACCTCCACCTTGAATGTAGCATCTCAGAACATGATGCAAATATCCTATCAAAGTTTGAAGGAAAGGGTGTATCAAAGCAAGGATTCAAAGTGATTGAAAGTTCAAAGATGCACTTCTCTAGCATGGATGATTTTATCAAGCAGGATCTATTTGCTGAGTATATGCTCAATGAAGTACAGAAGAAGATCATCACTCAGATTCAAAGAAATGAGGCGGTGACCATCCCACAAATAGCCAAGGCTGTAGGCATAGATGAAGCATCTGTAATCTCAAGAATTAATACTTTGATTGATGATAACGTAATCACGGAAAAGATCAGCCAAACAGGGCTAGTCACTCGAAAGATAACTAGCGTAGGGCAGGCAGCGATTAAGAGGCTAACCCCTGTGACTTCATTTAAGGTGCTATATAGCTATGAAGAAAGATCGGGAGTTCCTGATGCAAAAAGCGGAAGCAGGCCTTTATGTGAGAAGCTATTTAATGCTGATGGCGTAGGCAAAAGCCTTTTATTTACTCGTGAAGAAATTCAAAACATCTCAAACCAACTAGGCTATTCCGTTTTTCAGCTTTGCGGTGGATGGTATACAAACCCAAATACCGGGGTAAGAACTCCATATTGCCGTCATGAGTGGAAACGTAATGTTGTAGTAGAAAAAACAAGCCGATGAGCGCAAATGTATTAATGATAAGTGAGCAGTCTTTTAAAGACTTCACGGTAGCAAGTGCTAACATAGATCTAAAGAATGTCACTCAAGTAATTAAGATGACTCAGGATAGGTATATACATCCTATCTGCGGGACTGCCTTATATGATAAGATCCTTTCTTTGATCCTAGCGGGTACGATTACTAGCGGAGGGAATGCGGTCTATAAAACTTTACTAGATAGCTATCTAACAGATACCCTTTTTAATTATGTGCTAGGTGAGTTGCCGATGGCGATGCAATACAAATTCGTAAATAAGGGGGTAGTGAAACGCAAGAGCGAGAACATCACAGAGCCTACATTTGCAGAACTTCAAAGCATCAGCCAATACTACAAAGGGTATGCTGAATGGTACGCAGAACGGTCTATCAATTACCTGACTGCAAATAATACCCTATACCCTGAGTACTTGAATCCTGGCAGCGATGTAACTACTATTCAGCCTGTGAGCAATCAGTACAAAGTGGCTATCAATTTAGGCCGTGGTGATTATGAAGATTACAGACCATACAGCGAAAGATACCAAGGGAACAGATATAAAAAACCCTTCTAAAAACATGGCTTATTCTAAGAACGAAAAGAAACTCAAGGAATATTTAAGCAAACAAGATGACTCTAGTAGACCTAGTAAAAAAGCTAAAAGCGATCCAAGAAGCGCACCCAATGATCCGAACATTCGGCGAGGGTGATATCTACGATTATGTAGATAATGGAGGCGAAATAGAATACCCTGTATTTTGGACGGTTGTAAGGCCATCCGTTTACAATGGTACTACAATGCGCTATGATCTAGTGCTGCTTTTTGCGGATCTACTTACTGAAGATAAAAGCAACAGGCTACAGATTCAAAGTGATCAGATGCTTGTCTCTTTGGATGTGCTAGGAAAATTAAAACTTGACAATGCTTATACCTTTAATACTGCGCCTAATGCCTCTGTGGAATTTTTCCAAGAACGTTTTGATGACTTTACAGCCGGTGTATCAATCGCTATACAGATTACTGCTCCAATGCCTTTAAACTTTTGTGAAATCCCTGTAATCGCTTAACCATGACAATGATCGAAAAAGATGCTGTCGGCATACCATCTACCTTAATAGCAATATTTGCAAACGTGACCACAATAGCAGGTCTTCAATTTGTGAATGTTATTTTCACTTTAATTATTTCGATCCTGTCAATCGTTTACTTAGTTTATAAAATAGGTAACGAAAGAAAAAAGAATCAACACAATGGCAAAAGCTAAGGCAGTCGCTCAGATCAAAATTACTTTTGGCAAAAGAAGAAACGGGTACGCAAAAAAAAGCTATTCAAAAGCATTAAACAAGCCTAAAAAATACAGGGGTCAAGGAAGATGAAAAGACAAATTAAATACATCGCTATTCATTGCACAGCCTCACAGCCTACAGCTACCGTGGCAGCTATTCTAAGATATTGGAAAGACTCTTTGGGATGGAAGTCACCGGGCTACCATTTGCTGATAGAACCAAACGGCACTATTAACCGATTGCTGCCTTTTGATAGTATTGCAAACGGGGTAAAAGGCTTTAATTCTATAAGCGTTCACATCAGCTATATTGGAGGGATCACCAAAGCGGGTAAGCCATTAGACAATAGAACCCCTGCACAAAAGAAAGCGATTCTTGACTGCATAGCTGAGGTAAAAGAGTGGAGCGATAACAAAAGCCTAATCATACAGGGCCACAGAGACTTCCCTAACCAGAATAAAGCCTGCCCGTGCTTCGATGCTAGGGCTGAATATAGAGACGCATGAGCAAGATTATAAACAATGTAAAGCAATGGAAGACCACAACGCTAGGGATAGTCATAATCCTTGCTAGTATTGCTTCTGTATTTGTTAAGGAAGTGCTTTGGGCGGATGCGGTTTATGGCATTGGTGCAGGGCTAGTGCTAGTTTTTTCACCCGATACGATACTTTCTAAGTTTGGCAATTTTGTCAAATAACCTAAACAAACCAAAATGCAACTTACTAAGATTGCAAAAAATCTCCACTCCTTAAATTTAAGCAAGGAAGAAAACAGAATTGCTTTGCTTTCGGATATACACTGGGACAATCCTAAATGTGACCGAAAGATGCTTAAGCGTCATTTGGATTATTGCTTAGAGCAAAATATACCGGTCTTCATCAATGGAGACCTTTTCTGTTTAATGCAAGGCAAAGGGGATAAAAGGGGAAACAAAAGCGACATTTTGCCTGAGCATAACAACGCAAAATATTTGGACTCTATCGTAGAAACTGCGGTCGATTGGTTTAGCCCTTACGCAAGTATCTTAACTGTGATTGGTTACGGTAACCACGAAACAGGGATAATCAAATACCAAGAAACAGACATACTTCAAAGATTCGTAGACCTGCTAAACTACAAAACTAAAAGTAGCGTTTATACAGGGGGGTACGGGGGATGGCTTGTACTTCGATATCAGATTTTAGGTAATACCCAAATGTCTAAAACCCTTAAATACTTTCACGGATCAGGCGGAGGCGGAATAGTTACAAAGGGTGCAATCAATTTAACAAGAGCCTTGGAATCTTACGAAAATATGGACATCTTTATCATGGGCCACATACACGAAAACTCAAGCCGAAACGATGTGCGGGATGCTGTCCAATACAACCAAGGCAAGCGATGCTATGAATTACAGCAAAAGCAGATTCACCTTGCTATTATAGGGACATACAAAGAAGAGTATGGGGATGGGTCACAGGGTTGGCACGTTGAAAGGGGCGCACCTATTAAACCAATCGGAGGAAGGATTCTAACCTTGCACGGTTGTATAAACGCAATCAACGGATCTAGCAGTTATGAAGTACTAATTGATTCTCACAAATTCCCGTTATGAATGTTGAACTAAATTTTAATCTACCAGAGGAAGAAAATGATTTTCGGGCTGCTATTAACGGGCATAAACTGAAAGGCATAACCTATGACTATGATGAATGGCTTCGAAATCAAATAAAGTACGAAGATCTAACAGATGATGAATACAGAACCTATCAAAAGTGTAGGGATAGATTGCGTGAAATGTTTTACGATGAAGATTTATTTATAAGCCAATGAACTTTTTTACAGACGATCAGAAAATAAGAATCGCTACCCTATCTTTTTTGGCAGGGGTCATCGTTGCGTTTATAGTCTACCCAAAGCCAGAGGCGGAAACCTTTTATAAAACACAAACAAGGATAGAAACGGACACAATCTACACTCGTGTAGTGGATACGGTTTATGTGCCTAAAACAAAGATAAAAACGGAAGTTATAAGGGATACAGTCCTAATAAATTACAAGCCTAAAATTAGCCTGTTTAAGGCCTCCATTCCTAGCAGGTATGGAAGTACCAATATAAGCGGTGAAGTCCTTGGAGAGGTCTTAAAAATGACCTCTACGAACGATTTTAAAATACCTGTCGTCACAAATAATATAACCGAAACTAAAACGGAAACAATAGTGCAAAAGCCAAAAGGGATCTACCTAGGTGCAGGCATTAATTCCCTGCTTCAGCCAAGCGCAAAAGCTACCTACTTGGATAACAAATATTTATTTGAATATCAATTTAACCCCTTACAAAGAACGCATCAAATTGGGGTATCAAAAAAGCTGTTTTAGTATGTGGATCGAGATAGATGTCATGCTAGGCGATAGCACTATGGATTGGAAAGAACTAGGGCTTGAGGTAAAGCACGAATTTGTCAGGCGAATGGTAAGGGTGGAGGACATCGCCTATGTGCAGGAATTAGTACACGATATTCAAGTGATTTCTTTTTTTGATAAAACCTCTTGCCTTATTAGGGGAAGCTACCAAGAGATCAGGGACGAACTGCTGCACCTAGATCAGGAAGGGCAGCTAGACTAATTCGGATTTTTTCCGAATAACTGCATAAATTTTTACAAAAAGTCTACTTTTTTTTCACAATATCCTGAAGCTGATTCCAGATTTTAGAATGCCTATCATCCCAATACATTTCACACTTATCACCTTGAAAAGGCGGGCTCATGAAATAGCTTTGATAGTCACTAGGGTTAGCGGTAAACCTGTAGCAATCTTTTTTTAGAGGGCATCCTGCCCCTGAACACATTGTAATGTCTGGCATGATTATATGCATTTAGGCACTTTGTCGCACTTTTGTCTGATTTATACGTCATTACATATAAAATCATTTCTTAATGCGCAGTATAATTCACATTTAGCAGCCTTTTTGTAAACTCTGTTTTACGTTATGGGTTGATGACACTCCGCAAATGATTTGAAGCTATCCCCTTTGAGGTACTGGCTTGATCTAAATTTAGATCTACCTTTTTTAATTAGGCAGCCATCTTCAAACAAGATGTAAAATTCATTCTCAGCTATGGCTTGATTTATAGAAACGTATTCTACCCACCACTCCAAAGGCTTGCGGTTTTCGTCAATGACTCTAGAGGCCTTGCCAAAGCCGAACGGGTTAATGATCTCGCTTTCTTCCATTGTTTTTGTTGCAAGTTATAGGGTTTAAAAACTAGGTTTGAAAAAAATCTCACTTTTTGTTGAAAATATTTTCTAAAATGTTTTTTATTCTCATTTATTTGTTAGATATTTGATTCATCAAACAGGAACAAAAAAACAAAAATCATGAAAAATCTAAAAATTAACTCAGTAGAAAAGCAGCTAAAGGAAGGAAAAATCGAATGTGTAACAGATTTAAAAATCGGGTACGTAGAAATCAGAAGCTGCCTTACAAATAAAAGAATGATCATAAACGTAATCTAATAGCCATGAACTACGAAACAGAAAATTTCTACGATCAAGAAATCACATTCACCCACGAAGGACAAGACTACCTGTGGATAGGTGACTACACAATCGAAACTTTCGGTGAAGAAGAAAGCGAATGGACTCCAGCCTATGGAGAAATGGAAGTCAAGATAGATCACACTCAAAGCCTTGTATCCTATGAGCATGGCTTCGATGTTGTCCCTACTCCTGCAATAATGGAAGCCCTAGAATTAGAGATTGAAAGAAATTATTAACAAACCAAACCAAAAAACAAATGCAAAAATCAGAAAGTATTCAAAACCTTACCCAAGGCCTAGCCAAGTTTCACGCTATGGTCGGGCGCATCAGTAAGGATGCAAAGAACCCCTTCTTCAAGTCAAACTACGCAAGCCTTCCGCACATCATCACAGAGATCTCTGAACCTATGGAGAAGGCAGGGCTAGTCATCTCTCAGTTTCCTGATGGGGATGGTCTCACCACAATGCTGATTCACGCAGATAGTGGGGAGTATTTATCAGCTACCTACACACTTCAGGTAGTACGGCAGAATGATCCCCAGGCACAGGGTAGTGCATTGAGTTATGCTAGAAGATACGGCTTGACTTCAGTCCTAAACCTAGCTATCTCAGATGATGATGGGGAGGCAGCTATGAAGCCTTTGAGACAAGCACCTGCACCTATTAAGGTAGCACCTACAGAAGCGCAGTTCGCAGGAATAGTTCAGTACTTGAATGGCACACCTGATCAGCAGAAGACAGCCAAGGAGGCACTAAAAAAATACACCTTAACAAATGATCAAAAAGAAATAATTGAAGGACTTATCTAAAACCAAAGTCAAAGCCTTCACAAAAACCAATGTCAAAGGCATCTTCAATCTGCTCCTTCTCCATCTTTCTTGATTCTTCAAACCATTCAAGAAACTCATGCATCTCTTTTGGACTTATGTTTAAATACATCACCTTTGATGCGAAATATTGAACTGCTGTTTGCTTTTTCATTTTATCTGTAGATTAAAGTTCTCAATAATTCTAGCACCGAATACATTTTCCCCTTTTTTGATAGCTTCTTTGATCGCAATCTTGTCAGCAGTCACTACATTCTTCACATTCTGAAATGAAGCAGGCAGGGCTTCTACTACATCTACCTCCACCGCTTCGGATCTTCTTAGTGATATCTTGAATAGGGGTGATTCTATCTTCTCTATTCCGCTCACTAGCATGGCTTTCTTGAGGCTTTCTGTTAACCATGTAACCTTCTTATCTCTGCTTTCTTTCATGGCCTTGAGTCGCTTAATTTCAGCATCTATCTGATCGCTTTCCCCTTGGTAGTTGCTGATCACCTTGGCATAGTTGATGCTTTTGATCTGTAGCTGTTCCTGATTTATCAGCAGTTCAGCTTCTAGTTCGGGTGTGAGTTCTTCTGTTTCAAGAAGCGCAGCTAAGTACTGCGCCTCGTTGGTGATTTCGTATAGGTTCATAATAGCCCGTCAAGTATTTCTATTTGATCTTTGGAAAAGGCAGGGCTAATCCTTAGCCAATTCCCAAACGGTGACGGGCTTACTACGATGCTAATCCATGCAGAAAGCG